TAGTTCGCGATGCGTCAACATCCAACTACTCTAACACTGTAAAGGAGTGCCAGCAATGATATTTAACAAAAAACACCCACCATCTGGTTATTATGTTTATGCTTATCTACGAAAGTCTAACCTGACACCTTATTATATAGGTAAGGGCAAAGATATCAGGGCAGTTGAAAAACATAATATTACTGTTCCAAAGGACAGTAGCAAAATAATAATACTTGAATCTAATTTAACTGAAATTGGTGCATTTGCCATTGAGCGTAGACTTATACAATGGTGGGGCCGTAAAGACATTAACACCGGCATTCTGTTAAACAAGACAGACGGGGGTGACGGGGCATCCGGACGCATAGCAAAGAAAGGTGAAGAATCTCCTCTGTATGGCAGAAAGCGTCCAGAATTTAGCAAGATGCTAACTGGAAAAAAACGACCCGAACAATCTGAATGTATGAAAGGCAGGCTTGTTGGAGAACTAAATCCTCGCTTTGGCAAACCTGGAACATTTGCGGGCAAGACCCATAGTGAAGAAGCCTTATCTAAAATGAGACAGCCAACGGGCCCGCATACAAAAACTAGAAAACTTTTAACTTGCCCACATTGCCAAACAACAGCTGATTCAAGTAATGCTAAACGATGGCATTTTAATAACTGTAAGCTCAAAACACTCATAATTACTGTATGAGCAATTTTTATTGCGCCGCTCCATGGCGCGGCCTACATATCAACCCAAACGGTGACGTTAAAACCTGCTGTGCCGGCGATCCTAACATGTTGGGCAATCTCAACACTCAAACTATTGAACAAATCTTACATGGGCCTGTTATGCAGGAGATTAGGCAAAGTATCAGTCAAGGACAACCACATGCAAAATATTGTTACAATTGTGTGCAATCAGAACGCTACGGGCGCAGTGAACGAGACTGGCACAACAATGTCAGTCCTGAGTTTGATCCTACCACAGCCAGTTTAACTGAACATCAGCCGGTGATAGTTGATGTACGCTGGAATACCACTTGTAATCTCAGCTGTAACTATTGTGGTGACAAATGCAGTTCAAAATGGGCAGCTCTTAAACATATTCCGTTCAAGTCTGGAGCACGACCCTACTATGAACAAGTGTGTGATTATTTAGAAACACACAAATCAAGCATCAAAGAAGTGGTACTAGTTGGCGGCGAACCCTTGCTCTTACCTGAAAATACTCGGCTACTTGATGTGATTCCTGAAGATTGTCTGGTTACGTTGATTACTAACATGAATGTTGAGTTAGATAACAATCGAGTATTCAGCAAGTTAATCAACAGGCCCAAAGTTGGCTGGTCAATGAGTTTTGATAATATAGGATCACATTTTGAATATGTTCGCCACGGCGGATCCTGGGCATTATTAGAAAAAAATCTTGATATCATACAGAATCTTATGCAAAAAGGTCAATGGGGCGGCATACATGCAGTTTACAATTTGTACAATGCTACTCGTGTGATTGAACTTACCAACTTTGCCAGAGAACAAAATTTAACAATACACTGGCAAAGTTTATATCAACCTGATTATTTAGATCCTGTAAAATTAGGCCCAGAAATCGCACAACTGGCACGTAACGAGATTGAAAATTTATTAAAAGCCAACATTGCTTTAGACAATGAGCGTCAATTTTTTGAAAATGTACAACACATTGTTAGTGGTAACGATGATCTAAGATCAGGTTTACACGACCATATAGTAGAAATTGAAAATACATATCACACAGATCAAACAGGCCAATTTAAAAAGTTATGGCCAGAAATTTACAAGTTAATTTAACATGAGTAAAGATCAATTAAATCTAGTTAAAACTCCTTACAAAAATACAACCTTTACTGACGATCAGTTAGCAGAGTTTGTAAAATGTGCTGATCCTGTGTCCGGACCGGCGTATTTTATGGACAACTATTTTTATATACAACACCCAACTCAAGGCAAGATGATGTATCATCCCTATGATTATCAAAAACGCCTGATTGATGTTTACCACGAAAATCGTTTTTCAATCTCAATGATGCCGCGACAAACAGGTAAGAGTACCAGTGCCGCTGGTTACTTGTTATGGTACGCTATGTTTGTACCAGATTCCACAATCCTTATTGCAGCTCACAAGTACACTGGTTCTCAAGAGATCATGCAACGTATCAGATATGCCTACGAGGATTGTCCAGATTTTATCCGTGCAGGCGTGACCAGTTACAACAAAGGTAACTTGGACTTTGAAAACGGCAGCCGTATTGTATCAGCGACAACCACAGAAAATACTGGTCGTGGTATGAGTCTATCCTTGCTGTACGCTGACGAGTTTGCGTTTGTACGCCCCGGTGTGGCCAGTGAATTCTGGACTTCCATTAGTCCTACCTTGGCCACTGGTGGTAAATGTATTATTACATCAACACCAAACTCAGACGAAGATCAATTTGCTCTACTATGGAAAGGCGCCAACAAGTGCGAGGACAGCTATGGCAATCCAACCGCAGTAGGGGTCAACGGATTCAAAGCATTCCGTAGTTTTTGGAATGAACATCCAGATCGTGACGAAGCCTGGGCTATAGCACAGCGAGCACAGCTAGGCGAAGACCGCTTCCGTCGAGAGATGGGTTGTCTATCACCAGATTCAGTGTTAACTCTTAAAGATTGTTCTGGAAAAATATTTAAAAAAACTATCAATGAATTAAAAGAAATGCTGAGTTTATCATCAATGACAACTAAATAAGTTTATGAAAAAACATAAACATCATATTATTCCTAAATACATGGGCGGATCCAACGACCCATCTAATCTTGTAGAACTTACTGTAGAAGAACATGCAGAAGCACATCGGTTATTATATGAAACACACGGGCATACTCAAGACAAAGTAGCATGGCTTGGTCTTGCAGGCATCATGCCCCACGCTGAAATTATATACACTTTGTTATCAGAAGGCAAAAAAGGAAACAAAAATCCAATGTTTGGAAAGCCGGCACCTAACAGAGGTGTTAAACGCCCAGGTGTAGGTGGACGCAAGAAAGGCACTAAATGGTCAGCTGAAGAACGAGCAACCAAAGAAAAAATGAGATCCACTACAGAATATAAAGAAAAAATGGCCGCTGTATATTCTGATCCTATCCGAAATGCCAATATTAGTAAAAATAGCAAGGGTAAAATTGGTGCAGCCACGGGTAAGGCCTGGTATAACAACGGCGTTGAAGAAAAATATTTTGTAGTTGACCAACAACCTAAAGGATTTGCTCGTGGCAGACTTACTAGAAAATAATTTAGGATTACAAGTACTAACTGATACTGGCTGGAGTGATTTTGAAGGATTACTTGATAAAGGGTCAAAACAGATAGCCTTATTACAATTGACCAATACCTCTATCAAAGCTACCTTGGATCATAAAATTTATACCAACAAGTTTGATATGATTCCAGTTAGTCAACTTCGAGTTGGCACACAAATATACACTGCATCAGGATTGCAAAAAGTAGTAAGTGTTACACTAGATAGTACCAGTACTGTATATGATTTGTTAAATGTAAAAAATAATCGTAGATTTTTTGCCAATGATATTTTAGTTTCAAACTGTGAATTTATTATAAATGATGAAACACTTATTGCCCCAACTAAACTGATAGATCTACAAGGACACGAACCCTTGTACAGAACCGGTCAAGTACGCTGGTTCCAAACTCCTCGTGCTGGCCGAACCTATGTGGTATCCTTGGATCCCAGCCTTGGCACTGGTGGCGACCCAGCAGCTATCCAGGTATTTGAAGCCAATACTACAGAACAAGTGGCAGAATGGCGACACAATCGTACACCAATTCCTGAGCAGGTGCGTATCTTAGCAGACATTTGCAAACATATCACTGACACAGTCAAGGACGTACAAAGTGTTTATTTCAGTGTGGAGAACAATACCATTGGAGAAGCTGCCTTGATCAGTATTTCTCAGTATGGCGAAGAAAATATCCAGGGCTATTTTTTAAGTGATCCCAACGCCGGTGCTGGCGGAAGTCGTAGGTATCGCAAAGGATTTAACACCACTAACAAAAATAAATTGACTGCTTGTAGCAAACTTAAATCTTTAATAGAATCAGGAAAAATGAAAATTCGCAGTCCTAGCCTGGTTAGCGAGCTCAAAAACTTTGTGGCACATGGCGTAAGTTATGCGGCAAAACCTGGGGAAACTGACGATTTGGTCATGGCTACCCTGCTAAATGTACGTATGATGCAACTGTTACAAACCTACGATACCACCATTGATAATCAGCTGAGAGATCACGGAGATGCTATAATTGCCCCCATGCCTTTCATCAGTGTAATGCGATAGTAATGCGATAAATAATAGACCATGGCAGATATTACACCCGCTCGCAAACTATTTGATCTATTGATCAGCAGAGATTTTGACCCAGAAATGTTGGACAGTTCAGGCCGTCCTGCACCAGACCCTGCAGAAGCTGAAATATTCAGTTTTGATTTCCGTGCTAGATCGGGCAAAGATTATGGCACAGTAGTCGTCATGCTGGGCAATGACAATGACCTTGAAATTTACTGTAGCGACAATGTGGGTCGCAGCATGGAAGGTGATGACAAAAATGACTGGTTTGCTTTCCTTGAACAATTGAAGAATTTTGCCACTCGTAATTTTATGAGTTTTGGCATCAAGAACTTGAATCGTCTGCGTTACAGCATGCAAGGTCAAGCTGCTATTAAAGAAGGCCTGTTTGAATCCTGGACAGGCAACCGTACCACCAGTTGGAATGGCGCCGCAACTGAAGCTAGACTCATGATCCGCCACAATAAAACCATTGGCGAAGGTGATGCACGTTTCCGTCACATTGAAAGTTTGTTTATTGAAACTGCTGATAGTGAACGTTACAAGTTACCATTTACCAGCTTGACTGCTGGCCGTGCCATGTTAGAGCATGTACGCCAAGGTGGCCGCCCTTATGATCCACGTGGCAATCACATTGCAGAAATGGTCACAGAATTAGCAGTACTAAGCCGTTTCCGTAGAGCCAACACAGGGCAAATTTTTGAAGGCGACACAGCACAGCTAGTAGAACAGGTACAACAGTATCAATCAAATCTACAACGCAGTCTTAAAGGCCTTGGAACTCGTACTGGATATACAAAATATTTTGAATCATGGCAACCTGCAAATATCAGTGAGCAGGATGTGGTGATTGAAAGTTTAAAAAATCTTTTTGTCAAGCAAAGCATTGACACAAGAATTGAGTCAGCACTTCCCCTGCTGGCAAAAATACAACAACAAGGAACAGCAATGAAAGAAGCCAACATATTTGAAGCCTGGGCCGAGCGCCTGGTAGAAGGAACATGGCAGTTGCCAGACACTCCAGAAAAACAAGCAGAATTGCTTGAACTCATGAGCACAGACTTGCCAGTGGGCGCTGACGCTACTAATGTCACAGAACAATTGTATGATCTCCTAGGCGACGACGAATTGTTTGATCGATTAGAAGAGTTGGCCGAGCGCGATGCCAATGCCGATGCTCGCCAAGTCATCTTTGATCGCATGCAGATGTTAAGCAACGATCCAGATGTGCGTAAAGTTATTGAACAATTGAACATTGATCCTACAGCTGAAATGAATCCTCCAGAAGCAACTAACCCTGCTGACCTTGAGCCCATGAACGAAAGCCGTCTAATGGATGCCACAGGCGAAACCATTGATCATATCCTAAATCGTTTCAAACACGAAGTCAAGAAGTTTGAACAAGCAGGTGATCTGGATGATGACTTATATCATGCCCTGTTTGACTATTGGAACGATGCTGGTGAGATTCCTTACGGCACACAAAAGGCACGTGATGGCGATCCAATGGAGTGGGTAGCAAAAAATTTAGAAAGTCACTTGTCAGGTGGCGGCATTGTGGGCGGTAACCCAGACGAAGATTATGGCATGGAACGCGAAAGCGTTGAACACGGTGACTATGCTGAAGAAAAGAGTAGAATGCGTGAGCTAGCTGGTATGGCTCCAGAAGAAACCGACGAAGGTATTATTGGCGGCCTTGCCGGCGGCGTTGGTGGTGCCGCATTAGGAGGCTCGTTGTTTGGATTACCAGGCGCGATTGGTGGAGGACTACTTGGTGCTATAGCCGGCGACAACATAACAGACGAAGCCGAAGAAACTGATGAAGGTTGGAAAGGTCAGTTAGCCGGAGGCACAGTCGGAACATTGGCCGGCGGTGCGTTAGGAGCAGTAGGCGGCCCAATTGGTGCTGCAGTAGGCGGAGCATTAGGTGGAACAGCTGGTCAAATGATTGGTGATAAACTAGGCGGCAAAGAGAAAGAAGAAACCAACGAAAGTGATGCTGACTTGTTTGATGATGCCACTTGCAATATGACCGAATCTGGCGAATCATGCCCAGTGCATGGTGTAGAAGAGTGCTGGGGATCCGATGATGCTAGTCCACTAGCAGGACAATATGGACATTCAGGCAAAATGAAACCAGTGGCCAAAGACTTGAGCTTTTTGGATCGGCTCAAAGAATTGTCTGGATTGAACAAGTAATTCTACAATCTGAACAACCGTGTCATAAATAGTACTTGTAATAAATAGTAGAGTATGTAATAATGCATACTCTACACAGGCAACCAGCAGTAAACAGGCAACTTATTAAATGCAACCATATACATATCTTATTGGATGGCCCAAGTTAAACACTTATTATTACGGCGTCCGTTATTCTAAAAAATGCAATCCTAGTGATTTTTGGGTTACATATTTTACATCTTCCAAAAAAGTAAAAGAATTTGTTATCAAACATGGTGAACCTACGGTTAAACAAATTAGAAAAGTGTTTAATAATGAATTGTCAGCAAGACTTTGGGAACATCGTGTATTAAAACGGATAAACGTTGTTGGCACTGATCGGTGGTTAAACACACATTACAGTATGGCACCTTACTTGCAAAAAGGTGATCAACATTGGGCTCGAATTGATCCAGAAAAAGCTAAAAGAGCATTAGGTGGCAAAAATAATTATATCCATACACAACCTGGTGCATTAGAGAAACGACAAGAAAGGATGCGAACTGATAATCCAGCAAGTCGCCCAGAAGTCCAGGAAAAGATTAGACAAGGTCAATTAGCATTAGGAGAAAATCACCCAATGAAACGACCAGAAGAGCGGGCAAGGATAAGCGTCACCAGTAAAGAAAATTGGACAGATGATCGCAAAGCAGAGCAAGCAACACGTATGCGATTGCGTTGGCAACATACAAGGTTTAAAAAAATTAAATGTCCACATTGTGAAAAAATGATTGGAGCAAATAATTATAAAAGATATCATGATGATAATTGTAAAAGCAATTTAACCAGTTTAGTAGTAAACACTGACGACATAGTGTATAATAAGTCGTAAGGCAACATTTAAGGCAACTTAAATCAACATTTTAATCAACTTAGAAAGGCAACATAAAATGGCTAGCTTATCGGAAATTAGAGCAAGACTCGCTGCCAGCGAGAATAAACAAGGCGGCGGTCAATCCACAGGTGGAGACAACTCAATATATCCTCATTGGAATATTCAAGAAGGTGAATCATGCACGGTTCGTTTTTTACCTGATGGCAATACAAAGAATACATTCTTTTGGCAAGAGCGTGCCATGTTGCGCCTCCCATTCAATGGAATCAAAGGCGAGATGGAATCCAAACAAGTTTATGTCCAGATTCCGTGTATGGAAATGTGGCAAGAAACTTGTCCAGTGCTTACAGAAGTTCGCACTTGGTTCAAAGACAAGAGTCTAGAAGAAATGGGTCGTAAATATTGGAAAAAACGCAGTTACATTTTCCAAGGCTTTGTTCGTGAGAATCCAATTGCTGACGACAAAGCTCCGGCAAACCCAATCCGTAGATTCATCATTGGTCCTCAAATCTTTACTACTATTAAATCAGCATTGATGGACCCAGAGTTGGAAGAATTGCCAACAGACTTGATGCGTGGCTTGGATTTCCGTATTAGTAAAGCAAGCAAAGGTGGATTTGCTGACTACTCTGGAAGTAAATGGTCACGTAAAGAAACAGCACTTACAGAAGCTGAACAAGCGGCCATTGCTGAACATGGTTTATTTGATCTCTCAACATTCTTGCCTAAGAAACCCACCGAAGCAGAAGTTCGAGTAATCAAAGAAATGTTTGAAGCAAGTGTTGACGGTCAAAGCTATGACACAGAACGTTGGGGTCAGTATTTCCGCCCAGCAGGAGTGTCAGCACCAGCAGGTTCAAGTGCTCCAACAGTGGCAAGTACACCAGCACCACAGGTAGCAAGTACACCAGCACCATCGGCATCGAGTGACTTTGATGATGAAGAGCCAGCAGTAGCAACGGCTCCTGTAGAAGCTAAACCTTCTACAGACAAAGCACAAGACATCTTGGCAATGATTAGGGCACGTCAGAAAGCGTAATATAGGATCAGTGACAGAGTAAAATCTGTCACTGTATTCTGATTATACTAACTAATTATATTTTGAAATTTTCTTTAGTTTTTGAAAACTCTGGCGATGCTA